TCTTCCAATATTATATCCCCAATATTAGATTATTCTGATTCTTTCTGGACAGTTCACTCTTCTATACAAGAATCTTTGACAGAATTAAGGGTGATGTCAGATTGTGCAAGGACTCAGTTAATACAGTTTCATAATGGGGGAAGGTTTATTGATGGGATGAGTATGAAAAGGCTTTCTCTAACCCACGAATCTTTGGCAAATGGAGTTGCTGGCGACCAAAGGAGAAGTCAAGATTTACTTATGAGTATGTTTTTGCTATTTTTAAGTAGAATTAAAGAAGATAACGCCGCTATTCATTATGTTGCAGATTTAGAAGAATCATACACCAAACAATATTTTGAATTTTCTAACACTGTAGCATACTCTGTTTTGCCTATTAAAAAAGAAACGGTTATTGTAGGATATGTGATGGCGCATTGGTGCAGAGAAGAAAAAGCAGATATGGCAGACATAGAAATTGTTGATGATTGGATGCACAGGACACAAAGATTAATTGAAGTAGATTTAACAAATGAAGGGCATAAAATATAAAAATGGGGCATAAATAATATAATGGCTGGTATTTCAGATTATAACAGATATAAAGATTTAGACTTGGATTTTATACCTCATCCAGTGTCTGGTGATGTCGTGCAAAAAGTTGGAGCAGATGCTGTTAAAAGGTCTGTAAGAAATTTGATATACATGAGAATTCACGAAAAGCCTTTTCAACCACATATACATTCTACTGTTAGAAATCTTTTGTTTGAGCCAGCAACCCCATTAATAACTATTCAATTAAAAAAATCAATTAGTGAAGTACTAACAAGAAACGAACCAAGAATTAAATTAATAGAAGTTGGGGTACAGGGGCATGAAGAGAGTTATAAGATAACTATAAGGTATGGTATTAAAAATCAACCAAAAGTGGAAACAGTGCTACTAAATTTAAAGAGGTTACGATAATGGCAAATGACAGAAAAATTAAAGTGAATGAATTAGATTTTCTTACTATAAAAGAAAATTTAAAAAATTATCTTAGTGGTCTTGATGAATTTAGTGATTTTAATTTCGAGGGTTCTGGAATTTCTATACTTCTAGACCTTCTTTCTTATGTGACCCATTATCAAGGATTTTATAATAATATGGTCGCGAACGAAATGTTCTTGGACAGTGCAATAAAAAGAACTTCAGTTGTTTCCCATGCAAAATCTCTAGGATACACCCCATCGTCTAAAACTTCGGCCGAGGCTATTGTAGATATTACTATAAATGACGATACAACGACTACAACAACATTAACAAAACGGTCAAAATTTACATGTCAAAGGGACGGAACTAGTTATACATTCACCAACCAAGATGCCGGCGATTTTGAAATATTAAATGATACTCAAAAAATAATAAGAAATGTAACACTAAAAGAAGGTACATGGAGGAATCAAAGTTTTGTAGTTGATAATAATATTGATACTCAAAAGTTTATAATTTCTTCCAAAGATGTTGATATGTCTACTTTAGGTGTTCGTGTCCAAACTTCTATTAATGACACAACTGGATATACAGATTCGTGGTCTGCTGTATCTGATATTACAAGTCTTACAAGCACCACCAAAGCATATTATACACAAGAAGTAGAAAATGGATTATATGAAATATATTTTGGTGATGGTATTCTTGGAACTAAATTGTCTGATGGTAATGTAATTGTTCTTGAATACTTAATTACAAATGGAGTTTTGGCAAACGATATTGGTTCGCAAGATACGACTTACTCTAGAACATTTAGTTCTTCTGATTCTACAATTGCAAGTATAAATGTAGTTTCTGCATCATCGGGTGGTGGAGGAAAAGAAAGCATTAATGAAATTAAATTTAATGCGCCCAAAGCATTCCAATCTCAAAATAGGTCCGTCACAACCAACGACTATAAAACATTTATATCTCAAAATTATAGTAATGCCAGCGATGTATTCGTTTGGGGAGGAGAAAATAATAATCCACCAGAATATGGAAAGGTATTGATTTCTGTTAAACCCACCAGCGGAAGTGTGTTAAGTCAAGAAGAAAAATTGGGTTTACAAAACTTATTAAAAACACAAAATCTTGTTAGTATAATCCCAGAAATTGTAGACCCAAATTATATCTACCTGAAAGTAAAAAGTAATATTTCATATGATTCTAATACCACAACAAAAAGTACAAGTGATATTAAAACATTAGTCGATTCTTCTATTATATCATATTCTGTTACTGAACTTGAACAATTTAATAGAAATTTTAGATATTCTAAATTTGTAAAAGTTCTTGATGATGCGGATGATTCTGTTCTAGGAAATGAAACTTCTATTAAAATACAAAAAAGAATAGAGGTAACGGTTGGTGAGGCAAAAACATATACCATAGAGTTTGGTAATAAAATTTATCATCCACATGCTGGTCATATGCCTGTAATTGAAAGTAACGCCTTTACATATACCAAACTTGATGGGACTATTGTAGATGCTTTGTTAGACGATGACGGAGAAGGAAATATCAGAATATATGAAGTTATCAATGCGGTAAAGTCATATCTAAATGAAACTGCTGGTACAATAGATTATGGTGCAGGTATAATTTCATTAAAAGACTTTATGCCTGTTTCTGTTGATGGAACACTTTTGAAAATAGATGTTGTTCCAGAAAGTAAAGATATTATATCTGAAAGAAATGGAATTATTTTAATAGACTTAAATGATTCTGATTCTGTTCAAACTGTTGTGGAATCTTATTCTCCTTATAGTATTAATAGTAAATCGTCATCTGGTAGTGTTTCTGTTTCTTCTAGTAGTTCCAGTGGTTCAGGATATTAATAGATGCCACTAATTATAGGACAAGGTGGAGGTGCTGGACAGGACCAGGAGCCGTATACATTTGTATCTCTTCTTTCGGGTGCAACAGCAAGTATAAGTAATAAAATTTCCAGTGTTGTATCTGAAATATTGCCTGGTTTTGTTGATAACAACCATTCCAAATTTGTAGACTTTATGGAAGCATATTATGAATGGACGGAACAAAATGAAAATCCTCACGGAACTTCTGTCGCTTTGATTGATTTAATTGATGTTGATAAAAGTTTAGATTCTTTTATTGAATATTTTAAAGATGTCTATATTAAAGATTTTCCTAAAAACCTTGCAGTCGATTCTTCTGGTAATGTCTTAAATGAAAAAACAATTATTAAAAATATCAGTGATTTTTACGGAAGTAAAGGAACAGAAAAATCATATAAGTTTTTTCTAAGAATTTTACACGATAGTGATGTTGAATTTTATTATCCCAAAGAAGATATACTTCGTGTGTCTGATGGCAAATGGATAGAAAAAAAATCACTTAAAGTTACAAGCAACAACGGTTCAAAATTATTTGACTTGGCAAAGAAAACAATCACCCAAAAAGATGCCATCGGAAGTGGGGTGTTATCTGAAGCATCTGCAACCGTAGAATCTATACTTCAATATAATGTCGAACAATATTTCGTAACAGAATTGTTTCTAACAGATATAAATGGCACATTTCTTCAGGGAAATAAAATTGAAGGTTTAGATGATGATAATAATAAAATTCAAGAAGATATTTATTCTGTTCCGAGCGTCATTAATATTCATTCTAGAGGAGCAGGATATAGGTCTGGGGATACGGTAGCAATTGATGAAACTTCTAATGAATATATTTCTGGTAAAGGGGCAAAAGTTGAAGTTGATAAAGTTGATAAGAGTGGTGCAATACAAAGTGTTGTAATTAAAAATTTCGGTACAAACTATACAACCAATACATCAGACGATACTGTTCCAGTATATTTTCGTTCAACTTCTGGTGATGGTACTGCATCAGGAAATGCTTCGTTGAAAGCATTATGTGTTTATCCTGGATATTGGTTGAACAATGATGGTAAATTGAGTTCAAACAAATATTCAAGAGATAATGAAAAATATTGTGAGTTCTCTTATGTTTTAAAAGCAGAAATTGCTTTGGAAAGTTATAAAAACCAAGTTTTAAAAACAATTCACCCCAGCGGAACAAGATTATTTGGCAATATTTCTTTACTTAATACAGTATCTAGTACTGTTCCATATCACACAGAAATTGTTTCAAAGGTCCCTCCTCTTGTGGGACATTACACACCGTACACTTTAGACACACACGACAATTTGAGAGGTGCGACTGGTTCTGGTTCTGTCATAGATTTATATCCTGGAGGATTTAATCCTGGCGCGACTTCTGCTGGTCATTGTTTAGGAAATACTGGAGGCAGACTAGCATTAACATCGGGTGGTACTGGTGGTTTTACTTTAGGTTGTATGGTAATTGGAGATAGTGTAACTGGTTCGAGTAGTGGTGCGACTGGTATAGTTTTTGGGTGGAGCAGAAGTACTTCTACAGGTGGTGTGTTGTTTCTTAAAGTGGGTGGTACTGGAGGACCTCTAGGATTTACAGCAGGTGAACGAGTGGATATTGGGAAGAGTGGTTCAACTGGTATTATTGGCGGTGGTGGTGGTATAACTGGCAACTGGGTAGGAGTTGGTAACGGAACAGTTTTGGAAGATGTTGCAACTGTACATGTTACTGGTCCTGCTGGCGGATTAAGTTCTGGTGCGACATCATCACAAGAAAGTGGAATAACCCATTGGATAATTAATGCATCTTTTCAGTCAGCATATGCTGGAGCAGACTCCGTAAATATTACTGAAACATTACTTGTTAAAACCTTTACACACACAAGCCCGTACACAGCAGGATATGATTATTCTATAGGAAATGCTGTACAACAGCAAGACCTTAATAATCTGGGGATTTCTGCATCTGGTATTGTACAAGATTGGATTCCACCTGCGTCTGGTGGTACAGGTGGAGTTTTAAAAATTCAGCAAATTGGTACACATAATTTTGCAGGTGGTACAATATACGAAATAAATAATTATAATGGAACTATATCCATAACAAATCATTTTGCAGTACAAGGGTCTGACGAAACAATTAGAAATAAAATTAAACATTTAAAACTGGAAGATATTGTTCAGATACCTGCCGCGGGCAGTGATCGTTGGATATATCATAGTGGAGATAGTGAATCTGGTGTTACTGGTGGGTACACTCAAGGCGCGTGATATATAGTATAGGAGATAAACATGGCATCTGATGCATTAAAACAAGAATTTAAAACAACCTTCGCTAGTAATTTCGAGAAGGCTTTTGACAATGATTCTGATGACCAATACTTCTTGGTGTTTGGTAAAGTAGACAGTTGGGCAACCACTGAACCTGCATCTGCTGGACCCTATGGTACAGCGAATGATAATACTCCGCCGTCTAATATAGATTCCACAGAAAGAGGATTTCAGGCTCTTAGAGATTCTGTTGGAGCAAAGAGAATTTCTTCTAGAAACATTTATAGAATGATTCTTAGAAATAACTGGACATATGGAATTACATATGACCAATATGATTCATCTGAAGACCTGTTTGGTACTGCTTCTGGAACTCAAAAAAGATTTTATGTATACACATCTACTGGCAATGTTTATAAATGTATAGGAAATACTGGTGCAGGTGCAGAGGGACCGGTTTCGCAGTTTGAACCTGCTCATACTATATCAGATGTTGTTACATTAGAAGATGGATATAGATGGAAATTTATTTACAAAGTAACAGACGACAGTAAAGACTTTTTGACTAACGAATATATTCCAATTCAATATACCAATACAGATTCAGATACTTTTTTAAATCAATGGAATGCTCAACAAAGTTCGGTTAAAGGAACTATAGAGCATATTAATATAACTGCACCATCAAGTGCTTTTGTTCCCGCACAGTGGATAAAATCTACTCCTCCAAACACAACAAAAGAGATTCAAGAAAATTCACCAGCCGGAGTAACATATGCTCATCTAGATGAGATGCCGCAAACCAATGATTATTATGTTGGATATTCTCTTTACATTAGTTCTGGTCCTGGGACAGGACAAAAAAGAAAAATTGTAAAATATACAAATGATGGAAGAAAAGCAGAATTTAATATTCCCTTAACGGAAGCAATTTCTTCGGGAGATGGTGGGTTTTTACAATCAACATATCAAATTATGCCGAATATTGTTTTGGAGGGTGATGGTAACAGTGCAGACGCACTTGCCGTAACCGACTCGGATGGTCGTTTGACTGGTGTATCAATTTTAAACACAGGAGAAAATTATACCGTAGTAGTTCCTAAAATATTACCTATTGGAGTTTCTGGTGGTGATATAGGAACTAATGATATTCAAGGACCAACCTTAACTTGTGAAATTTCTCCTGGAAATGGTCATGCATTTAATTCTATTCAAGATTTCCAAAGTGATAAAGTAATGATTAGAACAGTTGTAAAAGGAACGGATTCAAACTTTGTGGCTGGAAGTCAAGATATCAGACAAGTTATGTTGGTTAAAAATCCAAAAATTAATGGCGGAACATATGATGGATGGACTGCCGGTTCTGAAATTTCTAGAAGAAAGCAATTAACCGTTGCAAAACCATATTTTTCAACTGTGGGATTTTCTGATGGTTCTTTCCTTTCCTCAACAGGTAAAACTGGCGATACTGTTATGGGAGAAAATACTAAAGCAACGGGTCTTATTCAAAGTTGGACTTATAGTGCGGCTAATCCATCATTAGGAACACTGGAACTCACAAATGTACGAGGAAATTTTGAAGTGGACACTCCAGGTAGCAATTTAACTAGAATTGTTTTTTCTGATGATGCAACGGGAACAACTAGTGATTTTGTATTAGGTAGAACAGTAAAACAACATAATGGTTTAGCAGGACCAAGTGGTGCAACCGCGGTTGGAAAAGTTCATGCATGGAATGCTTCTACTGTTGCAGAAACACACCGGCCATTTGAACTCATTGTTGATGTTTCTGCAAACTCCTTTGTTGATGACCAAGTAGTAACAGAATATGGTGCAGATGGGAATGCGAGTTCCAATACATGGACCGGAACTAATGTTGTAGAAAGAAAAATGGGAGAACTCCTTAAACACCATAGTTCTATTCAAGGACTCACCTTTGAATTTTATAATAATTCAGATGGTCATCAAAATATTGCTAGAGCAAATCAATTGACTGATGTTCAGGACGAAGAAACACTTGAAAAATCATATAGACTTACAACAAAACTTGAAATAATAGATTCTAGTGGCTCTCCAGATTTAGCATCAGATACCTATACTGCTGATACGATATTCCAACAAGAACATCTTAGTAATACAGGTGGAGCAACTTCTGGTATAATCACAACTGGTAAAATAGTTTCTTGGTCTGCCAGTGAGGATGGTTCAAGTGGAGCCCTATATCTCAATGATGTTAGAGGAAGTTTTGTAACTGGTGGTTTTAGTAGTGGCTCAAGAACAAATGATGGAATAACTTTTGTTACAGAACCAGAATTACAAATAGGGTCTGGAGAAGTCTTATATATACAGAATATAAGGCCTATTTCTAGAACTGCCGAACAAGACGAAGAAATTAAAATATTGATAGGATTTTAAAATAAATGGTATACGACCCAACACTTTTCAATACAAACCCATACTACGATGACTTCAATGAAGATAAGAAGTTTCTTAGGATGCTATTTAATCCTGGAAAAGCCGTTCAAGCAAGAGAATTAACTCAACTCCAGACAGTAATACAAAACCAAGTACAGAGATTTGGTGACCATATATTAAATAATGGGTCAAGGGTAGTTGGTGGAGAAATTTCTAATCAAGATGTTTCTTTTATAAGATTTCAGAAGGATAGCCCTGCTTATGGAGCAACAGGAGAAATTGATGTAACTAATTTTTATGGAACTGATTTGGTTATAGATTCTGGAACTTCCGATGATACTAGAAGAGCAAAAGTTCTTCATGGTATTACTTCAGACATGTCAACAAATGATGATTATTATATTTTATGTGTACAATATATAAGTGGTGGTAGTGGAGGTGCAGAGCAATTTGCAGATGCTGAAGTTGTAAAGGGAATTTGTGGTAGTAATGTATACAAAGCACGGATTGCTGACCGAAATAATGTAGATTCTACAGATGCATTGAATTATGATGGTGTAACTGGAACTGCTAAACTTACAACAATAAATGATGGTGTCTTCTTTGTTGATGGATTTTTTGTAAAAAATGATATTCAATCCGTTTCTCCTTATGGTTTAACAGGAGAAAGTTTAAACATCAGAAACTTTTCTTCTCCAACAAGCAGAATAGGATTTACTACAGAAAAAACAATTATATCTGCAACTGATGATTATACTTTGCGTGACCCCGCATCTGGCGCATATAACTTTAATGCTCCTGGCGCAGACAGATATAAGATTGATTTAAAAGTTGATTTTAAAAATTTCGAGAATCATGCGACCGCCGGTTCTACTGCTTTTGGTGATTTAAACTTTTTTGAAATTGTCAGATTTGTCAATGGTGCAGTTCAACTTAAAAAACAATACAGTGATTATTCAGAAATTGAAAAAACTCTTGCAAGAAGAACTCATGACGAGTCTGGTTCATATACAGTAAAACCCTTTGAAATTAATCTAAGAGAATCATTAGATACTTTGGGTGGAGTGTATAGTGAAGGAGCAGGCGGAAAGTCTGGTTCAGTTGCCGTTGGACTAGAATCTGGCAAAGCATATGTTTTTGGTTATGAATTAGAAACTCAAGGTACTCAATATATTTTAGTTGATAAGGGTCGTTCAGCAGACAGTGTTGCTTCCCAACCTATGGGTTCGGTTAAATTTGGTCAATATGTAAAGGTAAAGGGTGGTATCACCCCGGGCGGTAAAGGAACTTCTTCTGGAATTGGAATGAGTGGGGCACTAACTGGTGGATTCCCAATATCAGATTATCCAAAGATTAGATTGCAAGACCCAAGTGGTGCTACTGGTACTGCTAGAGTAAGAATGTTTGAACAACTGAATGACTGGGGCAGTTATGGCGATTCTATGACTGGCGATGACCAAACTTATAATATGTATTTGTTTGATGTTCAATTGGGTGGAATTACTGCATTTGGTAATGTTGTAAAATTTGGTGGTGGAACTACACTGGGTTCTGGTAGTCTTACAGCAGGATTTGTTGTTGCAACTGGAGGAACAAATGCAAACGGTACTGCACTGTTTGAACCAAGTTATAATTCTTCAATTTTCCCTGTTCCAATTGGAAACTCTGTAAATAATGTAAGTGATTTAACCTATACCATACTTAAAACTTTTAATATTTCTCAGACTACTGCATCAAATCAGATTAACCTAGATTCGGGAGATAACTCTTTATCCTTCGCCGCGGCTGCATATGGAATACTTAACCCATCAGAGAAATTTTCAAAATACTTGTTAGTATGTAAAGATGGCGGTAGTTTAACTATGGGTTGCTCTGGTGAACGAATGCTAACAGACTCCATTCGTTTTGAAGTTCCTTCTACAAGTACAAACACATTAAATATTGGTGTTGGTGATGGTACAAGTGGACTCCTTCCTATAGGAAATTATTCATTAACTGCTACTCTAAATGTGGGTAGTCCATTCTTACACAGAACAAAAACATTTATAAAAACTACTGATGAAGGAAGCACATCCGAACACATTTTTGGTGCAAATGGAAATGCTTCTGGTTTGTCGGGTTCGACTGGTTCGTACCATATTACATTGGACCATCATGACATTTATGATATAGAATCTATTACTGACCGAGGGGATGGTACTAGTGCAACCAAATTAGGAATTTCTGGTACTGACTTGAAGGCAGCCTTTTTACTTGATAATGGACAAAGAGATAACTACTATGATTATGGTAGAGTCTACTTAAATCCGTCATGGGGTACTGGTGGCGGTGCTATGACCGGTGATATTAATTTATTAGTAACATATTCTAGATTTAATCACAGTGATGGTGTAGGACCATTTATTGTAAATTCTTACAACCACACTACAGGAATTTCATTCGATAATATTCCAATATATACAAGTCCAAATACAGGTAAGAGTTATTCTTTAAGAAATTGTATAGACTTCCGTGGAACGGTTCAGTCGGATAATACAATCAATCCTCTTGGTTTAATACCAAAACCGTCTGCCTCTAATGCATTGGTGGATTATGAATATCATCTATCCAGAATCGATAAAATTATTCTTACAAAAGAAAGACAATTTGATGTAATAAGGGGAATCCCTTCTTTAAATCCTCAAGAACCGCCTGACCGTGATGATGCGATAACATTATATGTTTTAACTATTCCTGCTTACACATATAATGTTGGTGATATAACTTCAAAATTTGTAGAAAATAAACGATACACTATGCGTGATATCGGTTCAATAGAAAAGAGAGTTGAAAATCTAGAATATTATACTAGTCTTTCTCTTCTTGAACAAGAAACCGAAGGAAGGTCAATATTAGATTCTTCTGGTAATGATATATTTAAAAATGGTATAATGGTAGATGCTTTTAGAGGACACTCTGTTGGTGATGTTTTAAATTCAGATTATGTCTGTTCTATTGATTATGAAAACGGTCACTGTAAGCCTCCATTTACCAGTAACTCTTTGAAATTAGAAATGACATCAAATGATTCTGGTATTACTATGTCCCCTGCTGGCGTAGTATCTTTGGCATACAGTGTAAACAATTCTTTTGTGTGGCAAAGTCTAGCAAGTGGAAATGTTTCAGTAAATCCATTTAGTATTCCTTCTTTTATGGGACATGTTAAATTTAATGACCCGTTTGATGAATGGTATGACCAGTCCAGCGAACCTGTAGTTAAAATTAACACCCAAGGTGAAAACGATAGATGGAAAGTCAATAACGAAAGTAGTGGATATGGATTTGGAACTCAATGGAATGATTGGGAAGTCATGTGGTCTGGTAGAACGGTTACAAAAAATGACCTCTATAATAACAGAGGTAGAGATTACCTAGATGCATTCAGTACAGGTTCTACAGCATCTAATATAGAGAGTAGAATTAAATTGGCAGAGTCATCTGCGATTCGTTCAACAGAAACACAAAAAACTAATGAAGGTCGTTCTGGAATTAGAGTAAGAAAATTGCCAGAGAGATTAGAAAAAATTGTAAATAATAAAATTGTGGATGTTAGTGTTGTATCATATGCTAGGGCAAAAACCCTCACATTAAGTGTATATGGAATGAAACCATATTCGAGAATATATCCTTTCTTTGAAGGAGATGATGTAACTAGTTATTGTGGAGTGAGTGCAGGTATCGGTGCTTCTGGTGGGGAAATTCACACTGATTCTGAAGGTAAAGTTATAGATGCATTCTTCTCTGTTCCTGCATCAACTTATAGAACAGGAGAAAGAATATTAAGATTTACAGATAGTTCATCGAACACTCTTTCTGAAACAACAACGGCCGCAGATGGTATTTATTATGCAACTGGTATTTCTTCACAAAGAGAGGGCGATTTAATATCAACTAGACCAATCGTTAGCAGAAGACAAGTTGTAAATGATGAATCTATTATGAGAGATGCATTTGACCGAGAAAGATATATCAATACAAGTACAAATAGTCTTTGGTTGGACCCTCTTGCACAAACAATGACTGTTGATAGAAATACATATCCAAACGGTTCATACATTCACAGTCTTGATTTATTCTTCCAAAGTATAGATGAAAATGTTCCAGTTACTGTAGAGATAAGACCAACAATTGGTGGGTATCCACACTTGTCGCAATCTTTACCATTCTCAACAGTTTCATTAATTCCAGATTCGAGTGAAGTTCGTTCGGATTATCCTAACGAAGAAACATATACTAGATTTACATTCGATAGTCCAGTGTATATGGCTCCGGGAGAATATTCTATATGTGTAAAAAGTAGTAGTGGTTCATATAAACTTTATATGGCAGAACTAGGACAAACAGTATTAGATACTGGAGTTGTAATTTCTGAACAACCACATAACGGTACTTTGTTCACTCCCCAAAACACTGGAATTTCTGTTCCTAATACAAATAAGGCATTGAAATTTAAACTTAATAATTGTAGTTTCACTACAGAAGGAAACGCTTCTTTTGAAATCCCTGCGGATGAGTATGCAAGAGAAGTTACTGCTTCATCTTTAATTACAGATGTGTTGAAAGTTAATTCGGGAGAATATACAGCAAAAAATACATCAATAAGTCATAATTTTGACCTTGGTGGTCTTGCGGGAGAATCTATAATTAATAATGAAAACATTTATCTTGCAGACCCGAAATCTATGGCAAGCACGGTAGACACAAATGCATTTAAATTAAATTCTACATTAACTACTACAGATTTTTGGGTATCTCCTGTGATTGATTCAAAAAGATTAGAATTTATAAGTGTTCATAACCTTGTTAATACAAGCACAAACACATCTATAAATGGTGAATTGGATGCGAATGCACATTCTTCGGATGCTTCTCTATATGGTGATACACCGGGGAGTGATAACCCAACACTAAGAGAAGGTGCCGCGGCGAGGTACATCACAAGAAGAGTTACTTTGGCGGATGGATTTGAGTCTAATAACTTTAAAGTATTATTGGCAGTAAATAAACCGGCAGAGGCAACTGTTCAAGTATTCATCAAACCTCTTGGAACGGAAGATGATACTCCGTTTGAAGAAGTAGCATATACTCAAATGACAGAAGATTCTACTATTCCTGATTCTGCAAATGACTATGATTTTAATGATACTACTTTCTCTTTGAGTAGTACATTTGACAGTGATATAAAAACTTTTGCTATCAAGGTTTGTATGTATAGTTCTTCTTCGACAAAAGTTCCATCCATTAGAGATTTTAGGACAATTGCTTTGGCATCATAATATGAATAATTCTACAACAATAGAAAATAGAAATGATATCATTAGAGATAACCACTCCAAAGCAATTCTTAATACAGATTTAGAAGGCCTTAATGCATGGAAAAAGAGAAAAGAAAAAAGTAATCAGGTTGAGCGTCACGAAAATGATATAAATATTATAAAGAATGAAATTAGTGAAATTAAATCTATGGTTCAAGAAATAATAAAGGGACTTAATTAATGCCCGCATCAGATGATAATACAGTAAATATTACTCCTTTAGTGTTAGGTGATACATTCTACGAATGGATGCAAGTTACCAATAGAGATATTATTGGAAAACTTAATGAAATAACTGCCTATTCTGTAACAGGTGGTGATGGTGTCAGTGCTACCACTAATCAAAGTGGTCAAGTTCAACTTGAAATTGCATCAAATGTTACAAAGGGTATCACCTTTCATGGTGATGTTGTATTTGGCGGAACAATTACTAGAATTAATTCTATAGAACTTTCTGTTGATGACTTCAATATTGTATTGGGTGCAGTTCAAGGTGAGGCTGGTACAGCAGATTCATATATCGGCAACTCTGGTGGTGGTGGAATGATTTTAACAAGAAGTCAAGGGGCTTCTGCGGAATTTTTATGGAAACCACAACCTGATTATGGTGCATTAAAAGCGGCGGGATGTTCCGGCGCATGGCATAGTAACCAGAATATTGCATTCACTGGTGGTTGTGCTTTAATGTCTACAGATGACAAATTAAAATTCAAAACAAACAGTGGAACTGGTTCTGGACTTATGATTTCTACTGGTGGATTGCCAGGAAATTGTGGTCCAGGTTTTGAAAATGCATACTCTATGAAATTGTCCCATATGGGAACAGGATGTACTGGAACTACACAAGGAATATTCTTTGACGAAGATGGAATGGTTAGAATATATGATGGTGTAAATAAGAAAGTATTCACATATGCATCACACGGATTCACATTCGGTCACGCTGTTAGAATTGGTGCTGGTGGTACTTGTCAATTAGCACACGCAGGAACTAAAGCAGATGCGGAAGTATTTGGTATAGTATCTGAAGTACTAAACGCAAATCAGTTTGTGGTTACAATGAACGGTGAAATTCATGGTTCTTTTACCACCGCACTTGGTGGTGTTGCAGGTTCTACACTTATGCCAGGTGATGCATACTTCCTTTCTGGAAGTGGAGGCGGTAGTGGAGAAATAACAAGTACTGAAATTACAGATGCAGGTATGATTAGAAAACCAACACTGATTGGTTTGGGTGCAACAAGTGGATATGTAGTACAATATGTTGGTGCAAGAATTGCCGCGGAATCAGACAGTGGTGCGCCAGTAGTGAAAAGAATTAGTGTCAACGCGGATGCTACCTCGAACCATGGGTCGGTTGGTATATCGGCAGTCAACGCAGCCGCTGGAAGGTATACTATAACACATAACTTTGGGACAACTTCATATACAGCCGTTGCATCTTGGGCGGGTGGTGCTGAAGGCAGGGTTTCAACTTATTCAAAGTCTTCAAATGATTGTGAAATAAGAACATATGGTTCTGATATGTCCACGCTGACAAACAATGCATTTGAATTATTATTAGGAAAGGATGTAACATAAATGGGTAGTGCAAGAACAGTAACAGGTGTAGGTCCCAGATTTTGTTTTACATTTGCGGGAACTGGTGGTGCTGGTGTGACCAACTTATCTGTAGATAATCATATTGGTACAGTTACTGCTTGGCGACAGCCGGCTAGTAATGGAGTGTATGGTATAGAACACAATTACGGAAGTACCGCATATGCTGTTAATATAAACTGCGAAAGAGCGGCTGGTGCTTGGGGTAATGTTACAATAAATTATCGTGGTACTACAGGATGCACCTTTGAGGTTAGAGATTTGGGGGCGGCCGCAGTTGATGCGGCATTCGTACATTGCACAATACATGATGCAGGAGGATAATTATAAATGGCAAATTCAGCATTTAATTTAAGTAGCGCAATCGGAGCAGACGGAAGGTCTATCCGTGCTATAAAAACACAAGCAGGACATGGTTTTTCTGCGGGTACTGTTGTTAGATATGAACTTGATGCAGATGGTGCGGATGGTGCATTTAAACTGGCACGCGCAGACAGTGTTGTAAACGCTGAAGCGGTAGGTGTTGTAGAGAGTGTAAACGGAAATCAATTTACTGTTGTATATCAAGGAGAAATTAATACTGCCAATTTCATTTCAAACCCAGGAGAAATCATTGGGTTGACAGGTTCTGATGTTTGGTTTCTCGATGCTGGTTGTTCTGGCGGATTAACTGCCGCGGCACCACTTTCCGCTGGAAGTGTTGTAAAACCAGTTATTACTCTTGTCAGTGGTTCAGATGATGACAGGGGATTAGTTACAAATTATGTTGGTACTGTTGTTGGTGGTGAAAATACAGTAAGTCTTGATTCGATACACCCTGTTGGCGAAATTTGCCCTTGGGGTGGAGAAACATATAATGTGCCAGATGGATGGCAACTTTGTGATGGTAGTACTGTAGGTACTGCAACATATCCAGAATATTATACTCGCGTCGGAACAAAATATGGATATAATATTTCATGTGATATTTCATTCGTTTCCACGGCGGGTTCTACTTCTGGTATGACAGGGGGTGGTACTGCCGCGGATACTAGTATAGGTGTGGAAGGAAGTATTCTTTCATATACTCATTTAACAACAACAACAGGAACTCTTCTTGTAGACCCAGATTATCTTGTAGGTGGTTTCCAAGCCGGTGGTGAAACACATACTGAAATTTCACCTCACGGATTAATATTTGACGCAGGTGCCATGACTGTTACGCACCAGCCTGATGGGGGTGATCTTGGTACTACTGCTTGTACAGCAACTGCTGTTACGGTAATTGCCGCGAAGACACCAGACTTGAGAGGTAGACACCTCATCGGTGCAAATCCGGGTGGTGGTGCATTCGGTGGTTTCGATGGATATACCGCAGGACAAATTGGTGGTATGGAAGATGCCACGACTCAACATATGGCAGACAGTGGTGGTGGTTATCATGTGTATGTTGGTGCCGGCGCGAGTAACGCAACACTCCGTTCGCCATACATGGCAGCCCATCATATTATTAGAGTTTCAAATATGGGTAAGTCCGCACTCATCGGTGATGTTAGTGTAAACAATGACGGTATAACAGACCATAATACTCCTGTACCAACAAATGGCGACATTTTAGTGTATGGAACTAGTGGAGGTGTAGATAATTATAGAAATGTTCAACTGTTTAATGAATACCCAAGCACCACATCTGAACTAGATAATTTTGAGGGGTCGTTCCAAATTAAAACTTCTTCTGCGGGTGATGCAGGTGCGGGTGCAATTTCAATTGGCCATGTTTCTCCAGAACAAGATATTCATATTAAACATGCATATAGCCCAGCAATTAGACTTCAGGATACCTCGGGCGCTGATTGCGTTCTGGACATATATGCCCACCAGGAAACCGCAGAGATAAGAACAACAAATGACGATGGGTTGGTATTGGGGACCAACGATACTGCTGTGATTACGATAAATAAAGAGGCCAGTCCATACAATCAAAGAGTTGATATAAAAGAAGATTTAGATGTCGCTGGGGATTTGGGGGTTACTGGCAGTATAGAATCTACAGGGAATATCAAAGTAGGTGGTCAAGCATATTCTTTTGCAAAATTTCAAACTGGCCAAAACAACACATTAAACTGCGACAATAGCAATAGTCTTATATGGCAGTCCGGCAGTTCAGGCAATTTCAACATTGTTGATGTCATCAATCACAAAGCAGGCGGAGCATATACCTTTATACTTAGAAATGTTGCTGGTGGAAATAAAAACATTACATTTGCAGATTCGACAGACTCAACAGGTATAGACATGTATTTTGCAAACAATATTGTCCCTAGTACTGTTCTTGCAGGGCAACAGGTGGTAATTTCTATGGTGTCTGACGGAACACATCTATATTGCACCTTTGCAGATTTCAATGCTCCTGCTGCCACAGTATCAACAACTGAACCACCCGTCTAAGCAGAGTAAAATAATATGACATTTATGGGAAATTTACAACCAGACGATTACGGATGGGCTTTAGACTCAGAAGGCATTCCAGAAATGTGGATGTGGGTTGGTGGTGTGAAAACAGCCGTGTATGGTGAGTTCGATGAAGTCAATAGTAATAAATTGGTATTATTAAAATGCGACCCTGTTGATGGTAAAGTTAAAATCAAGCACGATTTTGGCCAAATTTTTGGTTGGGACTTTCACACTGAACATGGAAATTTAGTGTGGGTATCAAGAAATGTTTTTCTTATTACTGCATATTCACACAGTAATTTATATGACAACAACCCGGCCGATGGATGGACTGACGACTTCAGATTTGAAACTGTTAAAGCAATAGTTCATGCTTGTCGTCTTGATGAAAATGGTTCAACCGACCCTGATAACTGGACAATTACTAAAAGTGTTTGGAAGAGGGAAATTTTAAAAGAGGGTTACAGTGGCGAAGGCAGTACTGACCCCTTTGCTAGTAGACAGAGATATCCCGGAGTTCCATCTGGTATGACTGTGATGCCTTCTATGAGTAGGCCCGCGAGAGATTGGTCAGAAAACGGTGCGATTGAAAAAAATATACTAACAATTACAGGGTCGTGGCCTTATTTTAGTACTAATGTTAGTGCCGATGTCACAAATTTCCATGAGGTGAGTGTACATCGAATGTCTTCTATTCCAGAAAATGTGACAAACGGCATTCGTGAAAATAATGATACTTATTATGCTAAAGACAGTGCATGGACCGATGGTTCTGATGGTGAAAATACAGAAATAAGTGCTTGGAAAACTGTTAAAAATTACGGGAAGCCTGATTACATTTGGAATTCCCCTTCGGGTTGTGAATACACCCATAGTTACTCGAATGAAAATAAAAGTGACCATGAAGAAGGTTGGTGTACATGCGATAGTAAAGGAAATTTTTATTATGGAAACTTTGACCACTGGACAGGGTCAGACCCTATAACATTTAAAGAATACTGCAATCCATCCTGTGCGAATTGCGACAGTAATTATTTTTATATTGGTGGAATTGCTAGAATAAATGCTACAAATGGTTTAAACTCTTCTTCGTCGCGAAGTAAATTAATGTTCAACAGAGAAGGCACACAAGGAGCAGGTTGGGGAGGTTTGGGAACTCCGCCAGGGAACTGGGACAATGCAGGACAAGATGCAGATAATCCAGGAATACCCTATAAACATGGTGAATTTTCATATAGTTATTACGACCAATCACACTCATTGATGTCAGACGGAGGCGCTTGCGATATTTACGGACAATCAACGAGTCTATTGCCGGCAGAAACTTCTTATACTGCGAAAGATACTCTTTTCCTATTACGACAACCAAACATAGGCGGGGGTTTGACGCCAATCACAGACCAAGAAAGGGATGGTATGTGGATTGTGAAAGAAAAAACACCTGGCTCTTCAGTAATGCAAGTATTAAAACGATATTCCTGTTATCACCAAGGAAGTAACAGCAGTCCAGATTCGGCCATTGACGATGGTGGTAATGGTGGTTGGTCTTGTATAGGACTGGACCACAACGAAAATGGAGATATCGAAGGCAAAGCACTAAATATTGGGATGTGTTTTAGGCCAAACTCTTATAAATAAGTTATATGGGTGATTTTAGACATCATGGTGATGAATTTTTTATAAACGGAAACAAATTTGATATAAAAGTTCTTAATGAATTTGACCCAGAATATTCTTTACCAGAAGGGTTGTACAGACACTATACCCAAGGTAAAAAACACATCATAACAAACGGTAGGTGTCAAATACCAGACGAATTTCCTTGGAAAAGGGGAGATGTCTATATCAAATCTATTAGAGAGTTAATGTATTTGGAACAACAACTTGATTTGGATGAAGAATTTAAATAACTCCATTCAAGGGTTTGTCATACTTATACATATATTTGTATAATACTAGGAGCAGATATAAATGGCACAACCCACATCAAGAGCAACACTTAAAGATTACGCTTTACGAAGACTTGGCGCACCAGTTATTGAAATTAATGTAGATGATGCTCAACTGGAAGATAGAATAGATGATGCCTTGCAATTCTTTGCAGAGTATCACTTTGATGGTGTAGAAAAAACTTACTTAAAGCATGTGGTCACTCAAGACGACATCGACAATGAATATATTACGGTTGATGATGCTGTAATTTCTGTTACAAGATTATTTCAGTTTAGTGAAGGTACTGTAAATCTTTTTGATGTCAGATACCAAATGGCATTAAATGACTTTTATGGATTAAGAAATCCAAACCAATCTTTAATGCATTATGATATAACCAAAAGACACCTTTCACTCGTTCAAGATATTCTTTCTCCAGAAAAAATGATTCGGTTTAGTAGAGTAACTAATCAACTAAAGGTAGATATGAAATGGAGTGAAGATGCAACTGTAGGTGATTATCTTGTTGCAGAAGCGTATATTGTTCTTGACCCCGAAACATATACAGAGATTTATAAAGATAGAATGTTAAAACGATATGTAACAGCAACATTTAAAAGGCAATGGGGTTCTAACTTATCAAAATTTGACGGCATTCAACTTCCAGGCGGAGTTCAATTTAACGGTAGAGAATTAATGGAACAAGCACAAACAGAAATTGATAAACTAGAAGACCAAGTTCAGGAGATGTATGAACTTCCACCTGAATTTACAGTAGGTTAAAAATGGCAACTAATAAGTTTTTCAAACATGCGGTTAAGTCCGAACAAGGTTTAATAGAAGATTTAACCATAGAATCAATTAAAATCTATGGACATGATGTAATCTATATTCCAAGAACATTGGTTAATAAAGATTTCTTGTTTGGAGAAGATACCATTTCTAAATTTGAACAGGGCATTAACATCGAAATGTATATTTCCAGTGTTGATGGATTTGAGGGTGAAGGTGATTTTGCTTCTAAGTTTGGTATTCAAATAAAAGATACTGTAGAATTTGTTGTATCTAAAAAGCAATTTGAAAAATATTTATCTCACGAAAGTTCAATTAATAGACCTAGAGAAGGGGACTTAATATATCTTCCACTCTCAAAGGGTTTATTTGAAATTAAATTTGTAGAACATGAAAATCCATTTTATCAATTGGGTAAACTTCATTCATATAAACTTTCGTGTGAACTCTTTGAATATAGTGAAGAAGATTTCACTACTGGATTTACTGATATTGATAGGGTTGAAGATATTTCAGAAAATATTGCATTCAACATTTATGTTACTGGCGGATATTCCACAAACTATAGTATTGGTGAATATGTTTATCAAGGAACTGCTGGGTTTGGACCTAGTGGCGTAAGTGCATCGTGGTATGCAACCGTTCTAAATTGGGCAACTGGAGGAACATATGGTCCTGCTGTTACCGGCGGAGTTACCACAGGTTACATGTTATTAACCGTTGCAGGACCTTCTGGTGCAACAGGATTTGTTGTTGGAACAGGTACTGCGGCTGGAGTCAGTGGGGCAAGTTCAGATGCATACTACACCGCAGGAACTACATTAGACCCTGCAATACGAACAGTTGTTATTGCAGATGATTATGATGATGCAGATGACTTTGAAGTTCAAGGAGATTCTATATTTGACTTTACCGATACTGACCCATTCTCGGAGGGTAACATCTAATGGCACATCAGTGGATAGATTTAAATAAAATTATTATTAGAAATTCAAAATGTTTGATAACAGACAATTTACCAAATAAAATCGATGGCGGAAATTTTAGGAGTGAAGTTCATCATTTATTCAAAATAAAAGATTCAGTTCATTATAAATCACTTGAAGATTCTGTTACATGTCCCAAGTGTGACGGAGATAAATGTAAGCATTGTGATTACAGGGGATACCATCTAAACTTGGACTTATATTTAGATTATTGTAAACACACTCAGCCGGAGAAAGACACCGAATGGTGCTTTAATAATTATAAAACCCTTATAGAGTCGTTCCATACTAATGGATTGTCCATGACTCCCGTTGGAGAAAAAATTATAATATATTATATGGAAGGTGTAGATACATTTATTTGCGAGGATGGGTCGCATAGACTAGCAATTATTTTACGATATGGCCACCATAGAGAGAACAAAATTCCAAGTCAATTTTTTAATATTATTGAATGGGACCCTGTTGGGCCGCCCTACGGTCTTGAGGAGAGTAATCATTAATGTTTACTACATTTTATCACAATTCAGTAAGAAACATTGTAGTTGCTTTTGGGTCTTTATTTAATGACATTTATGTTACTAGAAAAAATGCTGATGGAACTACAAAAGAACAAATCAAAGTTCCTATCTCATATGGACCTAGTGAAAAATTTATTAGAAGAATTAGCGAATCAAGTTCAATTACAGATGATACTAAAGTAGCAATTACTCTTCCAAGACTTGGGTTTGAATTAACCTCTATGGACTATGATGGACAGAGAAAAAGAAATACAATGAGTCAGCGAACTCTTCACGATGATACTGGAGTAACGAGTGTATCATTTGATTATGCAGAAGTTCCGTATAATTTTTCTTTTAGGTTGTCCGCCTTTGTTCGGCATATGGATGATGGACTTCAAATAGTAGAACAAATTTTACCATATTTTACTCCAGAATTTAATGTTACTATTAATATGACTAGTCTTCATTCAAAAGTTGACATGCCTGTTATATTACAATCTACTTCAATCACAGAAGATTATGAAGGCGACTTTGATGCAAGAAGAAATCTTCAATTTGATTTTGAGTTTGTGGCAAAATCTTATGTTTATGGTCCTGTCAAATCATCGAAAATTATCAAGCAAGTTGATGCAACAATATGGAACAGTGATTTTACAGGAAGTGGCGATGGTCTTTCTGGAGCAACAGGAGCATTATCAATGTTAGAAACTTTTGTTACTGGTCCTTCTGGTTCGGCATCTGCAATTGATGATTATTCCTCAGACACATTAACATGGGTATTTGGTGCTTCTATGGAT